TCATAATGAGTATTTAACACAGGCAATTTTGGCACATGCGTTTTAGTACATTCAGTCGGTTCTCAGCACGAAATAGCGGCCCAGTATTGGCAGCAGTGACCAACGGTCTGGCACGATTGGGGCAGACAGTAAGTGACCATGACGAGTCTGCAGATGTAGCAGTGATCTGGAGCAGGCTGTGGTCAGGGCGTATGGCCAACAACAAAACCATTGTTGATACTTTCCGGTCTACTGGGCGACCAATTATTATTGTAGAAGTTGGAGTACTTGATCGCAATCAAACCTGGCGAGTAAGTGTGGATCAACAGGTATTCTCCACACATGAACATGACAGCACGCGAGCACAGCAATTGGGATTACAGTTACGCCCTTGGCATGGGTCTGGACAGTCAATCTTGATTGCTATGCAAAATCCCAAAAGTGATCAATGGCATGGACAGCCGCCATTGGATGATTGGTTAACCCAAACTGTGGCTCAATTGAGAACACATACTGACAGGCCCATCGAAGTTAGACCGCACCCAAGATTTCCTCTGCGATCTTTGCCCACGGGATGTGTGCTACAGACGCCACGACATCTGCTCAATAGCTATGACAGTTACGATTTTGAGCAGGCATGTGATCGTGCCTGGGCTGTGATAAATGTCAATAGTCACCCTGGAATAATATCCATCCTTAGAGGTACACCAGCATTTGTTCATGCCAGTAGTTGGGCGGCTCCTGCAGCCAACACTGATTTATCTCTTATTGAAAGTCCCAGCCGCCCTGATCGCACACAGTGGTTGAACAATTTGGCCTGGACTGAATGGTCTCTTGATGAACTGTCTTCCGGAGCAGCTCTTCAAGAAACAGTCAATGGCTTTCAAAACTCATGAGGCTTTTGTCTACCCAGGGCAATAGTAAATCTCGTTGACGAACATAGCCGTGCTGATTCACACTGACTTCGGCTGAATCAGGCAATAGGCCTTGCTCGGCCAATTGATACCAGCTGGTGGTAGCGGGATTTTGTGGACCTATATTGCTACGATACACTACGGCATGCAACCACGGGTCGGAGGAATTTTTGCGGAAAAATCCCCCTGCACAATCAAAGCCTGACACAGACAGTGCATGAATCAGTCCCACCATGGTCCAGTTGTAGTAAACTCTGTCTCGTTGGTCAAATGCCTGCACTCGGAATTCTATATTGGTTGCTTGGGGCAAAATCAAAACCAACATGCCATCTTGAGCAAGACAAGAATGCCATAGTGCCAGTGTATGTAGAGGATTCACGGCATATTGGAAAGCATCATGACACCAGATTACATCAAACTTTTGTTTTTGTTTGATTAATGATTGTTCAAAATCCTGACTACAGTATTGTATGTTGGCATAGCTTCTTGCAATAGCTAGATTGGGCTCGCGATCTATGCCAGTACATTTGATATTGAGAGGTCGGGGAGATTCGTCTCGAGTGGTCCTGGTGGCCCACCATTTGAGGTCATAACCAAGGCCGCAACCCATGTCTGCCATGCTAGTGAGGCTTTCCATGAAGTCGTCATATTCGTACAACAGATTTAAGGTTTCTAAACTGTGAGCATGACTATCTTCAACTGATGTAAAGTATCCTGGTTTCATAATGAAATGTCTTCCATGCCAGCTGTACGCAAGCGCACAATGTGTCCACTCATCCACTGTTTACTATCAAGCCCTTTCATGATACCCAGCCAGCGGTTGCGCAGGAGAGCCACTTCGTTGATGATGGTCTCAAAATCAATCACTTCATCCTCACCATCAACGTATTTTTCTGCGTCACGAGAAGAAAGTGCTCGGGCATAGCTTTCCATGTATTTTTGGAAATGACGTCTGCGGATTTTTCTCAATTGTATGTTGAGATAGTTCAGCACAGCTTCAATCTCTTGTAGTTGGTTGAATCTATGCTCGGTTATGCCAGGTAAGTCTTTGATACTGCGCTCGACTAAGCCACCTAGCCTACAGTCTCGTTTAGCTGTTTCAAGTTCGGATTCATAATGAGCAATAAAATCCGGTATAGCCGATAGGCTGGCAGTGACTTTATTATACCACATTAATTATCGTAGTCGTCATCTTCGTACTCGTATTCAGATTCAGACTCAGATTCTTCATCCAGCTCATCTTCTTCTGCATTAGCAAGATAACTGGTCAAGGCTCGTTTGACGTCAGCATCACTTTTAAATGCATCGCGTATTTGTTCTGGACTGTGATCATTATCAATCAAGATATTGATCATGCTATCAACTGCTTCTGCACGGTCAGCAGTGCTGATATGTCGCTTGAGCTCTTGCCATATTTCGTTTACAAAATCTATTGCCATGTTTTTATTCCTCCTCGGCGGTGTCGGTTGTACTTACCTCGGTCTTTTGATTCTGAAAGTCCAACATCACTTTGTCTAGACATGCATCATCATTGCGTTCCCATGCTTTTCGAAACTTCTTGATAACTTCTCCGTCACTGGTGGTGAACACAAGGCTGTTGCCTTCTTTCTTGAGCATGGCTTTCTTCTCAATTAAATCAGTAAGCCCTGAGTATGGACTCATTCCAGTTTCATATGGGATTTTAACTTGCACACCTTCGAACGGTTTAGCATAGCGTGTTTTCATTACTTTACATGCGGCACGGATGCCCATGACGTCAGTAATTTTGTTGCCATCTTCATCTTCTTTGAGCTTGAGTTTTTTCATGGCAACCACAATAGAGCTTGCATACACAAAACCCTGACCACCACTGATCTTGTCATCTGGGTCAAACATGTCTTGACTTGCGTATGTGTGATTGGTACACACCAGGCCAACATTGTAGCTACCAAACATGTTTACACAGTTACGAACTAGACTAGTCAGTGCCTTAGGCTTACGACCCATGTCACCTTTCATGTCACCAGCATCAAATTGGTTAACGTCTGTGGGTGTCAACAACATGCCCAGACTGTCAATAACAAATAACACTTTGGGACGTTCGCCATCAGGCAAGGCCTTGTAATCACTCATGAATGTTGAAATAGTTTTTGCTACATCATCAATCATGGCCATTGCCAGTTTGAGTAGTTTGCTTTCGCTAGTGTCAACACCAAGATCATGCAACCATTTTTCATCTAGTGCATTCTCTGAGTCAATTAGAACCACAAAGATACCTTGTTCTTGTGCGTTCTTGATAATGTTGCCTGAACAGATATAACTTTTGCCTGCACCTGATTCACCGGCAAATACTGTGACCTTGCCCAGTGGCACACCTCGGTTAAAGTCTCCAGAAATAAGATAGTTCAGTGCATAGTTGCCTGTTGAGATCCAGTCTGTGGGATCATTAAACCCAATGCTTAATCCATCAATGCTTTTGGTAATTTCTTTACGAAATTTTGAAACGTCAAAAGGTTTTGCCATAATTTTTCCTTGTTAAATGTGCAGTTCTATATATTTTTTGTAAAAACTTTCTACCAGCTTTGGCTGAAAGTCAGTGAATTCAAGCTGTTGATAGAGTTCTTTTACCGCAGGCATAAATTGTTCTTGATCTAGATAACATCGATCAACATCAAACAATAATACTTGATTTTTCATGTAATGTAAACGATAAAAGGTTGATATTTCTTGCTGTACGGCAATATCAAGGTCATCTATCTTGCTTGCATCATATCCATGTTGCTCAAAATCCCACCAGTCTGGCCAGTCTGGTCCGCGCAAGAGTTCGTACTTTTCTTGACAGTAGTTACCACTAATGGAAGATCTATCTTGCGGAACAGACTGATTTTTTATTGATATACTAAGATCTTGAAACTTTCGAAAGTTGATCAATCGTATGATAGTTGCTTGTTTCCAGACCTTTAATAAATTGCCGGCATCCATGGAGTGATTTACCACAAAAAACTTCATGCCTGAATGGCTTAGTTCTTGCGTGATATCATTTGACTCTTTGGAACAACCATTCCACCAGGAGTCTACTGCTCGACCAAAAAGATTGTGGTCACCAAATTCAAAATTTTTCCACAACGTCAGTTGATCTTTTGGCGGAAGAGAGCGTAAAACTGTTTTCAATCTAAAGTCATAATCATCGGGCGACCTTAATAGATACTCAGCAGCCGATAAGTCTTGGGGGCAAGCATGTTTACTCAGTGCTAGACAATTGCTTAAAAATTTCCCACCAGCAAACGGCAAGTATGATAATATCACAGCGTTGGTTGTCTGAAAATTTGTCATGATCTATTAGAAAAACAAACAAATTGTTTGATACATGTTAACCACTAGTCGAATCTTGTAACTGTTTGATCCAACTGCCACTGAAGTAATGATCATAGTTATGTTCTATGGTGTCAGTTTCTAGCTGATACAAATCATGCCACTCGGCTGGATCAAGATTGGCAAATTTAGCCAGCATTGAACACAAGGCCACAAGTCGTTCTACGGGATTAACTATAGTATCAAAATAATAATCAAAAATTTTGGTATAAGGTTTAAAACCAAAATACTTTTCTAAATGAGCATGCCATCCAGGTTGGGCATAGGCCACAAATAGTCCTCTTGTGACCACGCTCAGTAGAAACTTTTCTGTCACCCATGGATGGTAGCTTTCGCCCATGGTTTCAGACACCACATGAACAAAGCTCGAAGTTAGGGCTGTTTCAAGATTATAGATAGTGTCTTGATTAAATTTTACCGGTCCATGGGTAACAACTTCATTGAAAAAATCAGTGTTGCCTTCTCGATAAAATAATTTGCTATATAAACCATGACTGTTACCACAGTAATCAGTTAGATGCCCATCAAGTTCTTCCAAACTGTACACAAAATTTTTGGAACAGGTATTTCTATTAAACCACCCCCATTTGTTCAATGTAGATGTGAGCAATTTGCGTGACACATGTGGTTGTCCGTTGAATGAACATATGAAATTTTGATATTCAATATTGGGATGAACGCGATAATTTTGTAGTGGTGCAAACAGTCCGATCTTGAAATCAAGATCAAACTCAAACTGAATGTTGTTGTATCTAGATTTTACCAGATCATTAACAATGTATTCAGTCTTTAATTTTACCGGGAGGTCTGCAAGCGTATCCATGAAACTGTTTCTGATATCTTGATCAAATCCATTTGCATGATCCAATAGACTGTAGTAATCTTCTGTGATTTGTGTAAGCATTAGTAGTTCTCAAATAGTTTTTGCATGACCTTGGCTTCAATTTCAAAAGTTCCAAACTCTTCTGTTGCTTCTAATCGCTGATCTACCCAAGGTAACACTATATCTCTAGCAAAATAGTAATGTACTAAACTTCCAGGGTGTCCCTTGGCATTAACAGAATACCACTCTAGATTGTGTAACTCGGCATATCCAATTAGACCTGGAACATAGATGTTAGAAAAATCAATTTGATCAAACAGCAACTGACAAAGTGCGCTATCTACAAGATTGGTGCCAACACATTCATGTTGAGTTAATTGACCTAGATTCAACTGCTGTTCGGTCACAGAAAGAATCGGACTGTCAAACAGTATGTAATGCTCCCATTGATTGGCCTTGCAACATAGTTGGAACCAATGTATCAACATCAGAGTATGATACATCTGATATGTAATACTAAAATAATTTTCTTTGTAGTGCTGTTTCCAAAGCGGAAAATGTGATCCTGTTGACCAAAATCCAGACGAATCGGCAGGATCTAGTTTGGTGATAGGGTGTCTCTCAAACTTGAGTCTTGCTGTTACTTCATGATCTTCTACGTACCAATCCCATTTATCTACATTGGTCAGTTGAACTATCACTACAGGATTGGCGTATTTTTTTGCCTGTTGAATTGCCTTGAGTAGGATAACTTCATTCCCAATGCCCTTGACACTGGTATTGACAAAATTACTCAATGCATACCTTTTCATGACCCAACTAGCCCATGTGGGCCAAGGATTACTGTTGGTGATACTTGATCCCCCGATTATGACATCACGTGATTTTGATTTGATTGAGCTCATCAAGTATCCTTTGGCACAACCAGTGATTGTCCTGTAGCATCATGTGATTGATTGAGTTTGGTTTCACAATTTCTTCAGGAATGATCAAAGCGTCATGCTGTTGAAAAAGGCTAACAGGCACCAACGGTGTCACAATAGTTATACAAGGCACATCTACACAAAGATCATACATGGCGTTGACCAAAGATCCATACACCCAATCTGCAAACTGTTCATCGTAGTGATATACAAAATAATCATATGCACCGGAGACTGCTGGATCTAGCCAGCCCCGCAAGGTGTGTTTGTGATGCTCAATGTCACTAAAGATTAGGTCAGCGTGTTTGTGCAAGTCATCGTCAGCATGCACTGGATGGCGTCTGGTCACCACCCGCTGTGGACTGGTATGTGTGATAATGACACAATCAAATTGTGCCAGACCAATCGAACACAGTTGCTGATAAATTCTAAACTGACTGACTCCGGCCTGCGCAAGATTAGTAACCTGGTGATGCTGAGACAGCAGATTTGGCCAGCCAATGCAATTTTTGTGCTTGACTGACCAATCTGCTGCGAAACTATCACCAACTACTAAAACCTTCATTAGGCTTTGTTTTGTCGAGCCCTAATCATGGCCAAGATGTCTTCGGCCTTTTGTGTACTCTTTGGTGCGGCAACCGGAGCACTGGCTGTGGGCGTATCATCTTCGTCATCAAACGGTGATGGTGCTGTTGCAGCCGGAGCGGCTGTTGGAACAGGCT